CTCTTGTCGTATTTTACGGATTGAATGAGGGGCTGCTCTACACTTCCGGTAAAACTATTAGAGCGGCCTTAGCTTTAGAAACAGCAGCAGAGCAATATGCTAAAGAGCCAGCTCCAATGATGGTTCTTAAAACAAATGGCACAAACCTAAGCGCCGAAAGAATGAAAGCGCTAAAGGAAACTTGGACTACTCTTCGTCAATCAAAGAATTCAACCGCAATTCTTAACGCGGATATTGACTTACAGTCTTTCGGCTTCGATCCCAAAACGATTCAGTTAAATGAAGCGCGTCAGTACATAGCATTAGAATTGAGTCGGGCTTGCGGCATTCCTGCTCACTTCTTAGGCGCAGAGGTCTCTACTATGACCTACTCAAATACACTTCAGGAACGCCGCGCCCTCGTCGATTTCTCACTTCGCCCGTTATTAACAGCGATTGAGCAAAGGCTCAGTTCTCAAGATTTCGTCCCAGCCACTACAAGCATCCGCTTTGACTTGGACGATTTCCTACGCGGCTCGGCACTCGAGCGAGCGCAGGTTTATCAGATACTAAACAGCATCGGCGCGATGAGCGTTGAGCAGATTCAACAAGCAGAGGATCTAATCCGATGAAGATTAATTTTCCAATGAAAGTAACCGCAGCCGATTCGGGCAAGCGCACAATTAGCGGAACCATTGTTACTTGGGGCGAAGAAGGTAACACTTCAGCCGGCCGCACAGTATTCGAAAAGGATTCGATTGCTTTTGGCAAGAATGTTAAATTGCTATGGGAGCATCGTTTAGAAAAGCCTCTTGGTAAGCTAGTCGATGCGACAGTAACGCCCGAAGGAATCGAGGCATCATTCAAAATTGCTTCTACAATGGCCGGAGAAGATGCTTTAGTTGAAGCTGCTGAAGGATTAAGAGACGGCTTTAGCGTAGGCGTTGCCGTTAATGAATGGAGCAACAAAGAAGGCGTTATGAGCATCAGCTCCGCCGAATTAGTTGAGGTAAGCCTTGTAACCGAGCCGGCAATTCGCAGCGCTCGAGTTGAGCAAGTTGCCGCATCCGAAGAAAAGAATTCCGAGGCCGAAAAGGTCGAGGAGAAACCAACAACCGAAGGAGACCAAGTGTCAGACACTACCGCTCCAGCCGCACCCGCCGCAGAAGTAGCGGTGGAAGCTGCTGCTGCTCCGGCGCCAGTTCAGGCTGCCTACTACACAACTCCGCGAGTGAATCTAAATGTCACCGCTGGAGAATATGTTCGCGCACAAGTTAATGCTATGCGCGGAGACACAGACGCTCGCGATCTAGTCGCAGCTCTTGATATCGCAACAGTCAGCGAAAATGCTGGCGTTGTTCCACCTACTTATCTTCGCGATGTAATCGGCGTTGTCGATGCTTCCCGTCCATTCGTAGATTCAATCGATCGCGCAGCTCTACCAGCGACCGGTATGAAGATTTACACACCTCGCATCACCGCACAGGCAACAGTCGCACAAACAGCTGAAGGCGTTGAATTCGATTCAACCGACACAGCAATCGACAATCTCGAAACCACAGTTGTCAAGTTTGCTGGCGCAAATGTTGTAAATGTTGAGCTCGTAGATCGCTCTGAGCCTTCATACATTGATCAACTTATCCGTATGCTCGCAGCATCATACGCACAAAAGACAGATGCTTACGCAGCACAAATCGCAGCAGATAACGCTGGCGTTTCAAGCGGAACTTCAATCTATAAGGCAATCGCAGACGGAATCGCAGATTCTTTTGGCGTAATGCGCTTTACCCCTAACCGCCTACTCGTAGCACCGTCCGGTGGTTACACAAATATCGATTTCGCTAACCTTGTTGGCGCAGTTGATGGTTCAAATCGTCCGCTATTCGCAGCCGCAGCACCTTCAAACGCTGGCGGTCTTGTAACTCAGGGCAGCACAAACGGAACAGTCGCAGGACTCGACCTTATTGTTGATCCTAACTACACCGGAAACAATGTCGGCGATAAGGCTGCCCTTGTTTATCCATCCGCAGCAATGACCTTCCACGAGTCCGGAACACTTCAGCTCCGCTCGACAATTGTTGCCAACGGACGCGTTGAAATCGGAATCTACGGGTATGTCGCAGTAGTAAATAAATACCCAACAGCATTCCGCTCATTGTTCGTATCTTAATTAACTCTCCCCTCAGTCCGCTCCCGAGCTGAGGGGAACCTAGTGGAAAGGATTGGCTAATGCCGACAATCATTACAGCCTCGGAGCTTCGCGCTGCGCTCGGTGTTAGCCAATCTCTTTACTCAGATGCCACTTTGAATGATGTAATTGATACAGCGGAGACAGTAATTCTTCCGCTTCTTGTCAAGTACTCAGAGGGCATCATCAAGGCAGAATTAGAAGACAATATTGCCACCTTTTACACTCAAGGCGAAACAATTTTTACCGAAGGCCAGCAAGTTGTAATTGCTGGAGTCTCAGCAACTTTTAACGGAACTCGGACAATCACCGATGTCGATCTCGATACCTTTACCTGCGCAATTACCGCCGCAGATGTCACTTTATTTAATGTCATACCTACGGGAACAGCCACTCTTGTCGGGGCTTCCACTTATGTTGGAAATGCCGCAGTCGAATCTGCCGTTCTTGCTATCAGCTGCGAAGTTTTCCAACAACGCACCACCGGAGTCCAAGTCGAGGGCGTAGATTTCAGCCCAGCTCAAGCGCCGTTTAGATTAGGCCGCTCACTCTTTAACCGAGTCTCCGGACTCTTAGGATCTTATCTCGATACTTCCTCGATGGTGTCATAATGCCAGCGAGCACAATATCCGGTGATGTTAGAGGCGCAATTAAAACGGCTTTAGCTGGTGTCGCTGCCAATGTTTATGATGTAGTTCCCGAGTCACCAGCGGTACCTTTCGCCGCTATAGTTCCGGACTCTCCTTATATGATTTTGGAGACCATCGGGCGCAGCCCAACGCGAGTTAATCTAAATTATGTTATCTCAGTTGGCGTTGCGTATATGTCCAACCCAGCTTCTCTCGATAATCTCGAGAAGCTAGTCATTAGTATTCTTGGCGCTCTATCAGCGTCCAAGTATGAGCTATCGACAGTCGAAAGACCTTCGGTAACTCAAATCGGAGTCCAAAATGTTTTGGTATCCGATATCCGCTTGAGCGTCCGCTACGAGCAAACTTCTTAAGGAGAATAAAGTGCCAACGACAGTAATTACCGGTCGCGATGTCACCTTTACGCTTGATTCCGCAACATACGATGCTCAAGCGACAAGTGCGACACTTTCCTGCGACACAATCATCGAGACATATCAAACTCTCGATGGCCGCGCTTACAAGTCCGTAGATAAGCAATGGACTTTCACAATTGAGCTTCTTCAGGACTGGGGCGCAACCTCATCCTTGTTCGAGGCAATGTGGGCAGACGCAGAGTCAGCTCCAAACACCACACTCGCCGTCAGCTTTACCGCAGTATCCGGCGCAGTATTTGCTTTCAATGTCCTTCCAATCTTCCCAAGTGCCGGTGGCGCAGCTCCCGGAGCTTTGACAGATACTTGGACAATGACGGTAGTTGGAACCCCAACAGAGACCTTCAGTTAAGAGAAATAGGGAGATCGGGAGATGAAATTAAACCTCACAATTAAATACACAAACGGCGAAGTGGAAACCTACACCGCAGGGCTTCCTGAGTGGGCTAAGTGGGAAAGGAAAACTGGTAAGTCGATCTATAAAATGACCGACATAAGTAATTACCAGCAGACCGACTTCTTATTCTTAGCCCATTCCGCCTATGTCAGAGCCGCAGCCGGAAAGCCGGTAAAGGCTTATGATGTCTGGGAACTCACAGTCGATGAACTGATAATCGGAGAACCTGAGAACCCAAAAGCTACCCAGCCGGAAGCCTCAACCGACTCCTAATAGAGTTGGCAATAGCTACCGGTATCCCGATGCCATATTGGGAAAACGCGGAAGATTTACTAACGGCGATTGAAGTATTGGAGCGAAGGAATGGCAAATGAGCCGATCTCTTATGATCGCCGCGAGCTTCGTTCTATTATGGCGGCTTTCAAAGCGATGGATCAAGAGTCTATCGACCAAGCTAAACGCCAATCCAACGCACTTGCTCAATTCGCAGCCGATCAAATTAAAATCGCAGCCGGATCAAGAATGGTCGCAGCTACGGCAGTCCAACGAGTCGCTGACGGGGTTCGGGTATCCAAATCAAGTAAAATCGGAGAATTCTCTTACGGCTTTGCCTCTCAGCGCTTTTCTGGTGGTGGCACAACACAAATACTCTGGGCGGGTCTTGAATTCGGATCTAATCGTTATCGACAATTCCCTCGCCGAACTCCGACAAAAGGACGCGGCAACTCTGGCTACTTTATTTACCCAACCCTTCGCAAAATTCAGCCTGAATTAGTGAGAAAATGGGAAGATGCTTTTAGCGAAATACTCAAGAAGTGGGATGACTAATGGCCGGTAATAGAACCCTTAAACTTTCCATCCTTGCTGATGTAGATAATCTTAAAAAGAATTTAGATACCGGCTCGAAAGAAGTCGAAGGCTTTGGCGGTAAATTAGAAAAGTTTGGCAAAGTCGCGGCTGCCGCTTTCGCTGCTGCTGCGGCTGCTGCTGCCGCCTATGCCGGCAAGTTATTAATCGATGGCGTTAAGGCGGCCATTGAAGATGAAGCTGCGCAACTCAGATTAGCTAATGCTCTCAAGAATGTCACCGGCGCTACCGAGGATCAAATATCGGCGGTTGAAAAGCAAATTACTAAATTATCCCTAGCCAACGGAATTGCTGACGATCAACTTCGCCCCGCTTATCAAAGATTGGCAACTGCTACTGGTTCCCTAACTGATGCTAGTGATGCCTTAACTCTAGCTCTCGATATCAGCGCAGCTACGGGTAAAGATCTTAACGCGGTATCTAATGCGCTCGGCAAAGCGTATGAGGGCAACACTTCCAGCCTAGCCCGTTTGGGCATTGGTTTATCAAGTGCCGAAATAAAGACTCTTGGCCTTGACGGCACAATGAAACAATTGGCGGACACCTTTAAGGGCGCAGCAACAGTCCAAGCCAACACTCTTGAAGGTCAAATTGCCCGCCTTCAAGTTACCTTCGATGAAACAAAGGAAACAATAGGAGCGGCTTTATTGCCAACCCTTCAAAAACTTCTCGATTACTTTATCAATGTAGTCATTCCAAAATTTATCGAATTTAAGGATGCGGCTATCCGTCCGGTGACTGATGCTATTGAGCGCAATAAAGAATCTTTAACCACTCTTTACAATTTCATTCGCCAATATGTTATTCCAATCCTTGTAGAAGGTTTTGGGGATGCTTTAAGATTTATTGGCAAACTTGCTGGCGGAATTCTTGATGTAATAGGCGCAGTAGTCAATGGAATTAAATCAGCGGTTGAGTTTGCTATTAACGCCATCAATGCTCTGATTAGAGCTTACAACGCGATTCCGTTGCTGCCCAATATAAATACAATTGGCGGCGGCGGTGGTGGTGGTGGTGGTGGTGGAACCACTACCCGTACAGTCACGACTCCCAAAATCACAGTTCCTAAAATTAGTACGACTACTGGTATCACTACAACTACAACAACAACGACAACAAAAGATGTT